TCCGACGGATCAGCGTCATACAGTATTTCGTCCGTACCGATGGGCACCTCTTCGCCTCGACGCTCGTAGGCCGCAACTATCGCCGCCACCGCCAATTTGATGAAGTCCTCGGTGCTCGCATTCATCTTGAAGTCTACGACGTTGCCTTCCTTGTCGTGCTTCACGTCCGGCACAAACACGTCCGACGACTGGCCGCTAATCATCTCGTACCCGGTTTCAGCAGCGGCGCAATAGCGCATCGCAACCTCTTTTCCGCATATATGGATCGTCTTTTCAGCAACCATACTTTTATTTGTTTTTCAGAGCGTCATGCGGTTATCCCGCATGAACAGTTTAATCACTACCAACCGTAACCGCACCGTAAATCACAAGCGTCCCGTTATAGCTGGCCTTCTGCCTGTTCTGTCCGTTGGCCGTCAGATTAGTCAATTTTCCTTGTCCGTGACACAGCTCTTTGCCGACGGTGCGGTTGTTCGTACTGCTAACGAAGCAAATCTTCCAATCTACCGGCGTGTCGCTCACCTTCTCTATCCAGTCGGCAAACGTCTCGCCGCCTGTGTCTGTACCTGTGCCAACCAACGCACCAAACTGTATGTCGCCGCTCCTTGCCGTAACGTCGTATTCGTTCCAGTTTTCCCCAGAATTTGCGTCGGTTGAATCCTTTGTAGTCGAATCTTCCGTAGTCGCAGACAGATGAAGCGTCAAGTCTGTCGCAAGAGCATTAACCTTGTAAGTTGTCGTGCCGCCCGACGATTCCGCAATAAGCAGTCTCAAATGTTGTCCTTTATCCATGTCTTATCCTCCTTACTGTTTAGTTCAAAGCCCCGCTACCCTGGAACTGTGCCGTATAGGTAATTGGCTGGCGGTTGTTCATAACGATTGAAAGGTCATTCAGTATTGCCGAACCAGAACGTGCGAAGTCGGCATTCTGAGCCGTCTGGTTGTTTGCACCGTCGGCCTCGTCCCATCCGACTGTAATCTTTGAGTCAGAATTGAATGACGTAATCAAACCCCTCAGAGTAGCCAGCGTCGCATCCTGCGAATCTACCTGAATGCTCCACTGCTTCGATACCATGTCCTGCTTTGCGTATGAGCCAGTGACATCCTTTGAACTCGAATCCTCCATGTTGCCTTGTATGCTAACAGAGCAATTCGACTCTTCCACTACGGCGGCAGCTCCTTTGAAAACTCGGAAATGCTCGCCCATCAGTTTTGTTACTGCCATATTACTTCTTATTAAATGTTATTACCGACTTGTACTCGTCAGGCTCGCCCGGCAATCCCTGGAGGTACTGAATAAAGCCACCCGTTGCCTCCAAGCCTTCTTTCTTGGCCTGTTCACGCAGCGCGTAGAGTTGCTTGATGACCTCCGCACGGCTCTCCCCGTTCACGGTGATTGGCTCGCCTGCTATTATCTTCACTTCTTCCATCTTTCTTCTTTTTCTCATTTTTTAGTATTGAAAAGGGACGGACGGCCTTGGCCATTCAGGGCGACGACCGCCCGTCTTTGAGGAACTATGTTCCACGGAAGGAAAGGTTTTTATCTCACACACCCACATCCACCGCTCTGAGGGCAGTCGCAAGCCTGCTGGTCACGGTAGAGGGCCACACGCTGCGGACGCTTTTCATATTCGCCCGTCATCACGCCCAGCGCAATCTCGTTCGACAACTGCTGACTCTGCGTGGTGGTCTGCTGGCCGCTGATGGTGTCGGTGATGGTCTGGTTCAAGGTAATGTCACCGTTCACACGCTCCTGGTGCTCAATCCGCGACTGTTCCACCGCCATGCGCAACAGAGCTGCCGTAGCCTCATTGTCCGACTTAGCCACACGACGAGCCTCACTCGACTTGGCCGTTGCCCATGCAGCTACACCCACAACGCCGACTACGGCACCCACGCCCACAACAAGCGCACCAATGGCCGTACCGCTCGCCTTCTTGTTCATGGCGTTTACCTTAATCTGTTCATACTGCGAAAGTCCGTGATTACCGTCGTTCAACAGTGCTTTTGCCTCCATCAAATCCTTGTACTCCATTTCTCAAAAATTTTAATTGTTAATACTTACTTATACTTAACTCACATTCATTTCCTGGGTTTACCGCACCAACCAGTGCGCCTTGCGGTTCACCCGCAAGGATTACACAATCTCCGTCGCCGTTATCTGAATGGTATTCTCGTGATAATCAGCATGAAACGACTGAATTTGGTATGTCGTCCCGTTATGCAACAACAGCGAGTCCCGCGTCACAATGTTATTCCACCGCATCCTGATCAGCACCGTGTCAACGCTGTCCAGCGCACCCTCGTTCAACGACTTCTGCCCCTTCTTCCACGTCACGTTCGCCCACACCGTCGCCACTTCCTCGTAGCTCGTTTTGTCACCAAAAGCCGCGCTGCCAGTCTTGTTCTTGATGGTCACGCGCTCTCGTAATATCCCACTCGAATAGCCCATATCTACCCCTTTCTTTTACACGTCGAAATAGCAGCGGATGTCGTAGATGCCGTCCTTGTCCTTCAGATTGTCAACAGCGAGGTCGCGCACCAGTTGGAGGTCAGGCGTTATGCCGAACTTGGCGTAAGTCTCGCCGTGGTCGCTCATCTCTTTGTTCATCTCCGTCCAAAGCGCATAGTCGTTATAGATGCCGTCTTCGCTGGTCTGTAGGCCCGCCTGCTGCATGGCTGTCTGCCAAGTACTGAACGACCAGGGAGCAGACGGTCTCATTTTGCCAACAATCCCCTCTGCTTCGTTTCTGCTCAGATATTGCATCCACATCATCGCCTCCAGCTTGTCAATCTCCTTTTCAGCAAACGACGGGTCGTTCTTGATGGCCCTATCCATCAGTTCGTTCATCACCTGTCCGAACAGCTTCATGTTCTCCGGGTCTTTCGACTCAGCCATGTTCTTATAAAGTGCCTCGTATCTCTCTTTCATCGTCTTGTTCTTTTTATCAGCAATTATGGCACGTCTGCCTGCGAATGTACGGTGTCCGCTGAATCGGAACCTTCTTTGTCGTCGGTTTCGCCTTGCTGGTAGATTTTGTCGTAGATTTTGTCATATACCGTATCAAAATATCCAAATAGAAGTTCCACCCACTTAGCAGCAAAAGCCGCCAGCAGGGATGTCGCAACGATTACCGGCGCACAGCGCAAAGCGGTTTCCCCGCTTTGAAAAACCAGTACCGCGAGCACCGACCAGCAGGCCAGGCATTTGGGGCAGTTCAGCACAGACAGCTTATGGCGGACTGCCCGCTCCACTGCCTCTATCAGCCCCAGGTGGTTCACCAGCACCGCTGCCACCGTTACCGCCACGACATCCACCAGCATCTTAGTTGCCTCCCTCGTTAGCTTCCGTAGCCGTTTCCAGCGTAAACCCTACATTCAGCGACATCTCGTTAGTCGTAGAGCAACCGCACTGCACGTTCGCAGCCTGAGCCACCACGCCAGCATCCGCAACCGTCGGCATCGTCTCGCCGCAAGGCACGCACAACGTCGCCACCACCTTCTCTGTCACCGGGCAGTAGTTCGGGCAACATCCGCACCCATACACCTGTTGATAAGTCACATCGCAGATAATCCTAACGTCACAGCAGTACTGCCCACTGTTAGGAATCAGGTTAGGCCCGCCGATCACCTGCACGTCGAGCGCACTCGCCACGGGAAATCCGTCGCCGTTATTCACACACATCTTCTTGTTTCCGCACGTATAGTGGGTCAGCCCAACCTGATACGGCGCACTGGTTCCCGTACCGCCAGGGCCAGGAGTCAACCAGTTCACATACGTCTGTCCGTTCTTGTTACACATACTTTTTGTTTTTATTTATTCCGCCAGCCAATTATCTGCACCGCCCGGCCTCTGTGCTATTTCTTCTTCCCTTTCGTCGCCGTCTCCGCCACCGTGTCCGCTGCGTCAGCAGCGTCTTCCATGACAGCAGGGTGCTCCGGCTCGCTTCCAAGTTTCGCCTTCAGTTCCTCAATCTCCCTTCTCAATGCGGCCATTCCGTTCACCAACGATTCCACCATCCTCATTGTCTTCAGCGAATTATTTCCAGTGCATAGCCAAGCCTGCTGATACCCGCATTCAAAGCAGTCACCATAGCAAATCTTCCCCTGCCTCTGTTGCGTATGCTGCTGCACCGCCGCAGCCATATTACCTTCCTGCTCCATGTCACTTCACCGCTATCTTAGGAAAATGTTTCAAAATCTCATTCTTCACAAAGGCGTTCTGCTGCCACCTACCAGCCGCCTCGCCCAATCCTTTCGCCGTCACAGCACGACCCTGCGCCTTTACTTCCTGTACAAACTGCTCCAGCATCCGTGAAGCCTCATTTGCCTGCTCGCCACTGTCTGCATAGACGTGTATTGCAACTTCATATAATCTCATAGTCCTTCTTCCTTCGTTTATTGTACCGCGATTATATCGCGCCACCTTATTCCTGTTTCGTTCATTGCACCGCGATTATATCGCGGTCTCTTGCTTACTCTTCAATAGTCACCTCTTCCGCTTCAACTGCTGCGCGACCCATCTTTGAGAAAAGGCCGCGAACGGTATTCACCGTGTCGATAATCGTTCCTTGGTTCTGCCCTACCCAACCTACAATCCCGTTTGCCATGTCTTTCATCTGCTCCATAGTCGTCGGTTGTACAGGGTCAACGTCAGGCAGGTTCTCCATGTCTTTCGTCAAAAATTCATAAGCCTCCGAAGCCTTCTGAATATTCCCTCCGTAGGCTAAAATGCAATGCTTCTTCAACGCCGCTTTGCTGCTCCAAGTCAGCCCCAAAAGCACTTCTAAAGCCTGTCTCTCTTCCATTTCCTTCTTCCTGTTAAAAATTCCCATAGTTCCTATCCGTTATAGTGCGGATTTTCCCGCAAGGTCAG